CAGGAGACGCTGCTTAGAACGCCAAGAGCAATAGATTTTATTCGAGTAATCTTAACAAAGAGCTAAAAAGCCTGAGAATTAGGATGTTGTATTTGTTTACAGCAAAAAAGCGATGGGAATCCTTTTCCCTAGTTCTCAGACTTATTAATAATTATGCAAGCTATCGTTATTTGTTCCACAGGAAACATCGGTTTAAACATACTGCTTTTAAGCATAAAGGCGTATTGTCCGAATATACCTGTATATCTATCCAGTAAAAATACTGAGGATGCTGAACTTGTACACACATGGATATACAACGTAGCTACAAACTTTGGCGATGCGTATAACGAAGCTATGAGCAAAGCGTTCTACGATGGGTATGACGAAATCATTATCGCTAATGATGACGTTGTTATAACTCCGACAACTTACAAGAATCTACAGTCAGATATTGAGCTACTAAAGGATCACACAGATAAACTAGGTTTCGTAGGAGCTAGAAGTGATTATGTGCTTTGGGATCAAAATATTCGTTGTAGTATTACTAATGATTCTATCTCTGGGTTAAAATGGGCATCAGAAGATCACATCAAAGAAGTAGGGGTCATTGCGCCTATTTTTGCTTACATCAATAAACAGGCGTTTGACGTAGCAAGATTTCCTAGCACTAATTGGTATTCAGATAACATTATGTGCGATGATCTATCTAAAGCAGGGTTCAGTCATTTTGTAAGCACAGCTTATGTCCATCACGCAGGATCGCAGACAGTAGGAATGGACTACGCAAAGTGCCACGAGGAACCGAGAGCTTGGATAAAAGAAAATAGACCAGATGTGTACGATAAGTATTACGCATGACACCAGAAAGGTAATGCAATGGAAGAAGTAGAGAAAAGACCAGTAGGCAGACCATCAGAGTATGATCCTTCATATTGCCAAAAAGTTATCGAACTAGGAAAACTAGGCAAGTCATTCGAGCAAATGTCAGCTCAACTCAATATATCGTATAGAACATTATGTAGGTGGAGAGACTCTATTGAGGAATTTTGTCATGCCTTGGAGGATGCTCACGCATATAGTCAGGCATATTGGGAAGAACTAGCTCAAAGCCATCTAATTGAGACAAAAGACACGCCAAGAATCAATACTGGCTTATGGTCAAGAAGTATGGCAGCTAGATTTCCTAAGAATTACTCAGAGCGCATAAAGCAGGAACTTACTGGTGCAGATGGCGGTGCAGTGCAACATAACATTACGTGGCAGAAATGAGACAGTCATTAGCCGACAGATTTGAGGCAAAAGTAGAGCGTATTCCTTTTATGGGTTGCTGGGTATGGATGGGTGCAACTAACGAGAAAGGGTATGGGCTAATTGGTCGTGGAGCTAGAGGTCAGGGTAACGAAAAAGCACATAGAACAGCTTATAGGCTTTATCGTGGAGAAATTCCAGAAGGCAAAATAATGCTGCATAAGTGCGGAAATCCTATTTGCGTAAATCCATATCATTTAGAACCTGGTACGTATAAAGAAAACTCAGCAGATATGATGCGTATGGGCAGACACTTCCAGCCTAATAATCGTGGAACTAACGCAAAATGGGCTAAGTTAGACGAAACTAAAGCAAAAGAAATACGTGAGGCAAAAGGCGGCAAAAAAGGAACTGGAACTGCTTTGGCTAAGAAGTTTAATGTAAGTAGTTCAGCCATTTATCGTATTTGGGAAGGTAAAAATTGGCAGATTTAGTGATCCCATACCGACCAAGAGAGCTACAGCTACAAATTCACGATGCAATTGACAAGCATAGATTTACAGTTGTAGTTGCCCATCGAAGATTTGGGAAGTCTGTAGCCGCTATTAACCATCTCATAAAGGCTGCGATTCAATGTGACAAGCCTAATCCACGATTTGCTTATATTGCTCCTACTTACGCTCAGTCGAAGCGTGTTGCTTGGGATTATCTACTTGAATTTACTCGTCCACTGGGTGCTACTGCGAACATATCAGAGCTTAGGGTGGATTTTTGGGGTAGGCGCATTAGCCTTTACGGTAGCGATAACTCCGATTCTTTACGTGGGCAATATTTTGATGGGGTGGTGCTTGACGAGATTGGGGATCAAAACCCGAAAATCTGGAATGAGGTCATCAGACCAGCTCTAGCGGATAGACTAGGTTGGTGCTTGTTTATTGGTACGCCTAAGGGTCGTAACCACTTTGCAGACTTCAGAGATCGAGCTGAGGAAACAGAAGGTTGGGCTTTACTAGAGTTCAAAGCAAGCCAGACAGGTGTACTTAGCGAGAAAGAATTGAATGATGCTCGTGCCGAGATGGGCGAGGATAAGTACCAACAAGAGTTTGAGTGCAACTTTAATAGTGCCGTAGAAGGGGCTTACTATGGGCAGATTATCAACGATCTTGAGGCAAAGGGTCGTATCACCACTGTTGACCGTGATGATCTTTGCAAGTCTTATGTGGCTTGGGATTTGGGTATGGGTGACTCTACTTGCTTGTGGGTGGCTCAACTGGTTGGCAAGGAAGTCAGGCTCATTGATTTCGTGGAAAACCACGGGGTCGGGCTTGATTGGTATGTCAATTGGCTCAAAGAAAATAGATATGAGCGTTTCGACCAGTACCTTCCACATGACGTTGAAGTCCGTGAGATGGGGACAGGAAAGAGTCGCAAGGAAGTCCTCCAAGAAGCAGGACTAGAGATTACCGTAGCTCCTAGACTATCTGTGGCTGACGGCATACAGGCAGTGCGTAGGTTGCTACCACGTTGTTGGTTTGACAAGGATAAGACTAAGCAGGGCGTTAATGCTTTGCGTAACTATCGTAGGGAATATAACGAGAAGCAGAACGTGTACTACGAGAAACCGCTACATGATTGGGCATCCCATGCTTCAGATAGTTTCAGGTATTTAGCGATAACACTTGACGAATCAGACGATTCATGGTCATCAAATATACCAATAAATACTAAATGGGTTGTATAATAAGCAAAATATCCGCATAGGGTTTAGCTATGGATTCAGGACAAGTAAAAGGTATTTTAGAGAACGAGATTGAGAACGCAATCGGCTTTATCGACTCTGAAACTACTGACGAACGCACTAGAGCATTACAGTATTACTTACGTGAACCTTACGGTAACGAGGTTGAAGGTCGCTCACAGATCGTAACAGGCGAGGTAGCTGAAGCTATTGATGGCGCATTGCCACAGCTTCTACGTGTCTTTACGACAACAGAGGACATAGTTTACTTTGAACCTAAGAGTCCTAATGACGAGGAAACAGCAAAGCAAGCTACTGAATACTGTAACTGGGTGTTCTATCGTGAGAATGATGGTCTGCTGATTCTGCATAACTGGTTTAAGGATGCACTCCTGCAAAAGACAGGTATCGTTAAGTCTTATTGGGATTCGCAAGAAGATGTAGTCAAAGAAAAGTACAAGAACCTAACAGAAGAAGAACTTGCCTTATTGCTATCTGACGAGACGATGGAAGTCGTGCGTCAAAAGGTAGAGATGGTAGAAGCAGGAGTTGATGAGATGGGTATGCCGATTATGGCTCCGTCTTATTCTGTAACGGTAAAGAAGGTTAAGAAGTCTGGTCAGGTAAAGATTGAGAACGTACCGCCAGAGGAGTTCTTGATCTCTAAGGCTGCTAAGACTATTGATGATTCTCCGTTCGTAGCTCACAGACGTTTGATGCCTCGTAGTGATCTTATCGCTATGGGTTACGACAAGGACGTAGTTGACAGTTTGCCAACGTATGACGATCTAACCTACAGTCCTGAGCGTATCGCACGATTTAACCAAGACGAGCAACCTGATTCAGCTCCTAGCTTAGACTTCTCAATGCAGACAGTTGAGGTGTACGAGTGCTATATACGTATTGATGAGGATGAGGACGGTATCGCTGAGTTACGCAGGATTGTTTACTGTGGCTCTGAGATTCTGGATGACGAGGAAACAGACGTTATTCCATTCCATTCGATTTGTCCGATCCCAATCCCGCACAAGTTTTTTGGTCAGTCATTAGCTGACAGAACGATGGACATTCAGTTAATCAAGTCCACGTTAATGCGTCAGACTTTGGATAACTTGTATCTAACGAATAATGCTCGTGTTGGCGTGGTCGATGGTCAGGTTAATCTTGACGATATGCTTAACGCTACGCCTGGTGGCATCATCCGAGTAAAGAATCCTAATGCTCTGATCCCAATGCAAGTGCCTAGCGTAACAGGTCAGGCGTTCCCAATGTTCGAGTACCTTGACGGTGTTGCAGCAAAGCGTACAGGCGTATCAGACGCTAACGCAGGTCTTGATCCAGACATATTGTCTAACGTCACAGCTACTGCTGTAGCGGCTATGATGAAGTCTAACTCTGGTAAGTTGGAGTTGATTGCTCGTGTGTTCGCTGATA